GTCCCCAGAATGTTCACTCTACAATCCTGCATATAAAAGTGGTGTCCCTTCGTTATTTCTTACTCCCATCAGATACACCTTTGCAGTAACATACAAGAGATTATTAGTTGCCTGTTCATCTCCCGCCGCAGAGTATGTATCACTCCAGGCTTTAGCTCCATTAGCTATTTCAGACAGAGATGCATAACTGATTGATTCGGAACCGGATGACTTTGACGTGATAACGCCTGTGGTTGCGCCTACGGTGCCGCTGGTTACGCTTCCAGCAGCGGCAGATAGCGCCTGTTTTTCTGCCAGTTCCAAACCATACAGTTTATCAGCTAAGGCACATACGGCTTTCTTGATTTTGGTCTGCGCTCGTTCATTTTCTGGGAGGCCGTCAACCAATCGTTCAAATGTCATCATGTCAAGAAAGTCGCTTGCCCGTTCTGCCTGTTTATCAAATGATTGGGAATCAGGTATGGCACTGCCGTAGTATTTTGTTGTGTAAAATTCATAGTCTGCATATGCCATATTGATTCCTCACTCACTCTGCCGCTTGCCTTTTTCTTTTAATGCTACACAGCTTAGTACATTTTGCCATGACTTCCGCGAGGGTATATTCCCCAATGGAATCCGTCATGGATGACTGTTCCTTGCTGTATGTCACCTTACCATCCTTGATGTCGACCGGGTACAGCCTCCCGTTTGATACCATGTAAGGCAGCCCGTCAATGATTGTAAACCTCATACTGTACACCTTATCCGTTGGAAATAATCTGACCGATACGGATGTTCTTTGCCTTGTATGCAAGCTCCCAGTTATCCTTGTTTCCAAGTTCTGTCTTGGTCGGGGATTCCCCGGAAATGCTTGCAACCTTGAGATTGAAGCCGTTCGGATGCAGTACACGGCCTTCCTTGGTATACAGTTTCTCGATACCTGCCTTTGTCTCCGCATCATAGTCTGTGTAGTACGGCTCGTTGTAATTGGTCTTCTCTGCCGTCAGGATGGCACCCTGTCCCACGATTGTGGTGATGTACTTCGGGACATCACCGGATGCATCCACCGTGAACCGGTCAGACACTACCGGGATGAGGCCGTTGATTGTCGGGAGGTTGACCTCCGATGTCATGGCATTCTGGATGGTGTACTTGTTATAGTTCACAAGCCCCATTGCCTGGTATCTCGCAAATATGAGTGAGTTCATGATTG